CATCCTTTATCTTGTGCATTTTTTACAATGTTTCCAGAACATATAAACGATTTACCAGAACCTGATTCACCTGCAAACACACTAACTTTACCTAGTGGGATACCTCCATTGAAGTCCCCACTTATTAGGTAGTCAAGTGTTTTGTTACCAGTGCTGATCCAATCCCTAGGGTCATGGAAACCAGCACTAATTCCACTAATGCTTTTAGTCAATCCAGTTCTGAACTTTGTTAAGTCAAAAGGTTTTTGCATGTTTACTCCTTATGACTGTCTGTTTCTAATCATTGCAAGAATATCATCTGCTGATTTTTTACCTGCATCACCTGATGCTTCTGCTGGAGCAGTTGCTACTGGTTCAGCCGCTGGTGCTGGTGCAGGAGTTTCTACTGCTGGTGCAGGTGCTGGTGCAGTTTCTGTTACAGGAGCCACACTCGCTGTTGCAGTTGCTGGTACAGTTTGAGCTGGTGCGACTGTTGATTGAGTGTTTGTACTTCCTGTATCAAGTCCATAGGGTTTAAAAAAGTTACCCCATCTTGCTGGATCATACAGCTCTCCATCAACACTTGCTTGGAACATTTCAGCAATCGCTTGTACACCTTCTTCAGTTGGTTTTGCTGGAAGATAATCATTTAGATTAAATAATCCATGTGTATCAATCGCCGCAAGTTGTTCTTCAGTCAATGCTGTTTCTTTTCTTGCCCACTTACTTGTGGAATAATCTGCGTATTGTCCTTTAGTTGTTTTTGCTAAACGGAAGTCAGTACCATTAACATAATCAGTTGGTAGGTTTTCCATTTCTGGATCCATTAATGCTGATTTAATAATGTTAAAAATTTGAGGACCAATTACAAATCTTCTAATTGGATTCTCAGGACTTTCTTCGTTTAGTGGATTTTCGTTTACGAAACCTTGGAAAATGTAAGAACGTTTTTTCCAATATTTTCTACCCATATCTTCTAAAGATGGATCTTTAAACCAAGGTCTAACTTCAGTCAATACTGGACAATTTTCACCAAACATTTCCATACAAGGTACTTGTACAGTTGTTGGTTTTTGATCGCCACCTACAACTCCAGGGAATGTAAGTCTGATCATTTGTCGTTCAACCCAAAAGAACGTGTTGTTTGGATCAGAGTCAGGTAAGAACCTTAACAAGGTACTTGTTCCTTCGTCTATATTCCAAAATGGGTAAATTGCGTTATCGCTTTGAGCTGGGGAACTACCGCTGGATTTGGATTCCATAGATTGTAGTTTTGCTCTTATTTCTGCTAATGAGGCCATGATGTTTCTCCTATATTTGCCATGTTTGTCATACCTTCTGTGTTTAGGGTACAACTGTTTTATTATTATAATGCCTTGATGCAAAAAAGTCAAGTACTTTTTTACAACTATTGGCCATTTCTGGCCAACAAATTTATTTATCTTTAAATGCTGATTTTACTCTGCAAATTGGCTTATAAACACTTCATATGCTTCTGCAACATCCATAGGTGCTGATTTTGTATATGAATTGTTATTAGCACTCAATAAACAACTTTTAATAGTACCGTATTCAAACTGATTAAGTCCACTACCTGCACTAAGTTTACTGCTCAAATTTTGTAAATAATTTGATAGTCTATCATCTTTTGCTGTTTGGCTTAACATACTTACCTGATGTCCAAGTCTAGCATGAGGATTTTCGAAATCCATAATATCTGTTTCTGTTAACCTGTCTTTTAGTTCAGCAAAATTTTCTGACTCTACTGCTTTTGTTATATAACTTTCAAAACTTTTCTTTCTGCTGATTAAATTTTTTAAGTTATTAGTCACATTAGCAACTTTGTCATCAAAATGTGTTTCTGTAAATTTACTTTCAATATCTATATCGTCTGTAAGAACTTCTACAGAATTATAATCATTTAAACTTTCAACTGCGTTGGCATAACTTTTTACACCTTGTAATCTTTTGAAATAACTTTGTATTTCCTGGATATTTTCCACAGCCAGTTCAACAAACTCTTGATTATCTTCATTTACTAATTTAGAATTTCTAACATATCTCACAAACTCACGGAGTTGTCTGTAATCTTTAGCCATTTCTGTAATAGTTTGTCCTACTGTGTCAAAAGTTTCACCACCATTGTGTATATGCCTAGCCATAGCTCTTGCCATCGCTAAATTATTTTCAGGTAATTTAAACATTTCCTGACCACGTTTAATATATATACTATGGATATCTCTACTTCTAGCACCACGTTTTTCTTCGTCTATAGCCTTTTTATGTCTTAACACAATTTTAACTTCATCTATTCCCTGATAACTGGATTTAGATGAACCTGTAAGTTTGTTAAAACTGGCTTCCATTACATCTGCCATGTCTTTCTCCGCACTTTTTTTGACGTTCATTTCTTCGCCTTTGGGTTTGATTTTTTTATTAAAAATTTTATAATCAAAACTCATTAAATAATCTTGGGCTAAATCTTTTATCATAGCTCGAACAGGTTCTTCTGATAAATCTTCACTTGTTGCTAACATGATAGTTTTTTCTGCCAAGTCTAATCTTGCTAAAAGATTAGGCTCTTGAACAGCAAAACGTGTTGCTTCTTGAGGATTTAAAACTAAATCACCTTCTTTATTATAACTTTTAACACTATACCCAAATCCTTTGAGTATATTAAAAAGTTTTTCCGATACTATTTCGTAATTTACTGCCATACAACTATTTATCGTTCTTTGCTACAAATTGGTCCACATAAGCAGACAGTTCCGAATAGCATAAATGATTATTATGTATTTTAAAATACAAATTATGATTATGTAATAATATGTCTTTCATTTCTACTAGAGTATTACTCCATTTTTTATGGCTCCAACCTGAAAGATCTTTAAAAAGATTGTTAATATAGACTATTCTTTCATCAGAATCTATTATTTTATCATAACTTTCGTCCCACCATTTATCAAAAGTTTTAAATCCTAAATCATGCAAAATTTCCAAACTGTTTGGCTCACCAAAAAATATAAATGGATACAAATATTTAAATGGTTTGTTTAATTTTTCTGTAAAAATTACCTCACCTGAAGGAGAATCTAATTCTGTTTCAAATATAAATTCACAATAGGCTTTATTATATAATTTATTGTTATGAAATAACTTTAATAAATGATTCACTGATGCTACTTTATTATTTTCAAATTCTTCAACTTTATTTTGCCAGGGTAAAGAGTGTTTAAATTTAAAATCTATATTAGGATTATACTGCTCTACTTTCTCTTTTGTGCTATTAAAGGAAATTAAATTTTCTTGTAATAAATTATTTTGATATATAAACTCTGCAAATTGACACCTACTACGTCTTGGCTTTCTTAAAAGTGCCATACATTTGTAAGGCCTCTGTATTGGAGCCATTAATGTTTTAATATTTTCCTGTATTTTAATATCATCTGTTTCATACAAAGGCTCTACAGCAACCGGAATATTTCTAGTAATTACGTCTATGCCTAAAATACTTTTTGTATTAAATGTATTAACTACAGAACAAATATTCTCTGTTTTTAATTTGTACTTTTTAATTGTGTTTTGTAACACTTTATGTAATGTACTATCTTTTTTAATACTGGTGTGTTCTATAAAACTATCTAAAATTATCAAAACTTTATTATTGTGGGAAGCATCTAATACATCTTGTGGTATTTCAAAAGAATCTGTATCTGATAAAACGTCAGTAAAAATTCCTGGTGCAACAAATATATGATATGCAAAAAGGTTTTTATCATTACTTTTAAAATGTGATATTATATCACTTACAGGGTATATAGTTTTATGTGGTACTGGAAAGACTTTTTCATAAATTCCTAACTTAATGGTTTTTAAAATATTTTCTTCTGAATATCCATTAAAGTGCTCGTAAACATTTCCTTTATAGTTAAAAAATTTTTTTGGATATGTATTTAAATTTACATTTACAATAGACATTATATAACAGGAAGAGGTTGATCATAATCATCACCATCTTCATCATCAAAACTATTCCAACCCAGTCCACTGCTTACAGCATTGTAAACATCGTCTTCAAATGTGCTTATGTAATCAACCATACGCAAGGCTAACACCATACTCATTACTAAGTCATCTGTTTGACCTGGTTTTGCTTTGAATGAATTAGCATTAGATACAAAGTTTTTTAATTCACTTACAATAGGTTTACTTTTTAAAAATAGTTTATCTTGCTCTATAAGTCTTTTTAATGTCAGACAGGATTCAATTTTGCTTTTATGTGTAGTGTGATAACCTCTTCTTCCTTTTTTACCCTGTATTTTTTTAGGCTCATGTAACATTTCACCTGGAAAGTTTTCCTCACCTGTGTCTCTAATTACAACAAGAGCCGCTTCACCTATAGCATTATTTTCAACAGTCCAGTATGTCATAGCACCATTTGTTTGCTCTCTAATGTAATGAAGGATTTCCATAACTACTCTCATTTGTCCTTCTATAGGAGTTTTATTATGACACCATTCTCCCACCTGAGTCATACTAGGTACTTCTAAAATTTGTATGGCCGCATTATCACCACCTGTACCGGTACTTGGATCTAAACTTACCACATAAGTAAAATCAGGTGTAGGATGTTTATACCAACGAACTTGACCGCTACGCAATACAGGATCTACGCCTTTCATTTCCAAAAGTTTAAGGGGATCTATAAGTGTTTCATCATATATAACAAATTCACATTCGTGTTCACGTTTAAATCTTTCTTCACCTATTCTGCCACGTTCTTCAGTTGCCCATGTGGCGTCTCTGTCAGGATGTTCGTCCCATTTTGCCAGTAATGGTTTAAACCCATTTATGCCTACTTCCTGTTCATTACCGTGTTCATCAAACAATTTATTTGCTTGTTGCCAAATCATAGCAAAGGTATCTTCATCACTGTTAGGTGTGCTAGTAATTATACATTTACCACCTGTTGCTAAGGTGGGGGATAGTGCTGTCCAAAATTCAGATGCAATACGTTGAGGCACAAAAGCAAACTCATCTAAGTACACTAGAGTAAGCGACATACCCCTACCAGTATTTTCTGTTGTTGTGGCGGCAACAATTCTGCTACCATTATCAAAACTAATACTACCTTTATTGTACTCTGTCACACCTGCTCTGATATGATCAGGCACACTTTCGTATGCATATCTAATACGTTGCATAATTTCCTGAGCACCTGCTTGTTTGTGAGCCGCAACTAGTATTGTGCTGTCGGGTCTAAACATAGCATACCACAACAAATAACCTGCCGCCACAGTAGTTTTACCCATCTGTCTGCCCAGCATGTTTATACTGTATCTGTGATTATTATAATTTTCTATTAGATCTAACTGGTAACTAAAAGGTTCGAAGTCTATACCACCTTTTGTAGGATGTTGTATTTTTACGTGATGTTCCATAAAATACAGAGGACCTGTCGCCGGATTGGCGCAATTTTTGAAATCTTCTATAGTGTCTGGTGTATATGATGTTTTACTATAACCTTGTTTAACCAGACTGGTATCTGCTGTTCCTCTTGCCATAATAAGTATTTATAAGGAATTTAAGGGGAATATCTTTAAAAAAGATTAACCTACTGATTTAGTTAGTTTATCTTTTAAATAGTTTATAAGAACTTCTTTATCAGTACTATAATTAGGTTTATCGTCCTGAGGTAAGCCTTTTACTACTATTTCTTCAGGTTCTTGATCATCACATCCGCAATCTGCTTGACCACAATCACCACATACTTCTGCTTCTGGCTCTTCATGATCATGCTCTGGTTCGTCATGCTCTGGTTCATCATGCTTTGGTTCATCTGATTTTGGAAGTGTAATACCTGCAAGTCTTAAAATATCATGTAGTTCATCCATACTGTCAGCATTTGCACTAACAGTAACACTGGAATCACCTTGTTTTTTAGTTTTGGTATATGTTACAGTTTCTTTATCTTCGTCTTGTCCAGGCATAGCATAACCTAAACTTTCATCAACTTTACCTCTGCAACCATCACAATCTTTTGGACAATCACATGGGTTATTACCACAACATCCGCATTCTGCTTCATTTATAGGATCAGCATCATAATCTTTACTTGCGGCTAATGGCATATCTACACCATCTAAACTATTACTAGATTTTGTTATTGGTTTTTCTTTTTTGTCTCTTTTACTTTGACCTTGTTTAGCAATTTGATCTGTTCTTTTAAGTCCTGATATTCCTTGAGATGCTAAATTATGAAGTAATTCTTCTATAGTATCTAATGTTTGTAATTCTTGAGCAGAAGCACCTTGTCCTTGATTCTTTTTATTAAACAATCTAAAAAGCATTTCTATTTGACTAGGATTCATTCCTGATGCATTCAACCATTGTCTTAATGCAGATCTTTCTCCGCCTTGAAATGTTTGTAGTTCGTCTAATTTCATTAAACTAATCCTCCAGCACCTCTGGATTGAGATACTCTAGAAACTTCTTTAGAACTTTCAGCACCCTTACCCATATTAACACCTTTAGTAAGATCATCATATGTTGGAGCAAGGTTATCACCCATTAGTTCATCTTTGCTAGGATAATTTCTAAAATAGTCAGCACCTTTTTCTGCTTTAATTTTAGCAAGTTCATCTAAGAATTTTTTGTTGTATTCTTCACCAAACATTGCTTCTGAAAAATCCATGTCTTGATTTTCCATTTCATAATGCTCAAATGCTTCAGCACCATCATGTAAATCAATATTTTCAGGATCTATGTCAACATTTCTATCTACATCATTTGCTACCCTTTCTGCCTGAATATCTGCTTCAAGTCTTCTTGGTTCTTTAACACCATAGCATATAACTCTTTCATGATCAAGTCCCATATTAACTGCTAACCAAACTTCAAGAATTCTTTCGTTTACAGGATATTTTAGTATAATATCTGAACTGCAAACTTCTGATGTAAATTGTACGCCTTTAATTCGGCTAAATTCTAATGGATTTTCTTGAATTGGAGTTCTTTTAAAAGGTGTAGCACTAACAAAATTATACTTAGCAAGACATTTTTCTAAAATATCCATATGATCATCACCACAATCTGCGGCAACTTTAATTCTGTATCCGTATTCTTTGCTAAATGCTTCTGCTATGTATTGCTTTAATTCCATTAGAAACTCCAAATTCTATATAATGTTATTTATCATTTTTTACATTTTCATCTTTAATTATTCTTAAAAGATCGTTTCTATCAAATACTGTTGCTTGAACGGCTTCTGTTTCACTACCCTTATTATCAAACTTATCTATTCTTGCTTTCTTAAGCATTAAATCTATTTGTTGTAACTTTGCTTTTGTTTTGGCGTCACTGGCATCTAAGGCTATTTTAAGCATATTACTTGCTTCTGCAAATACTTTACCAGCCGCCATGTCACTTACATTCATGCCTAATTGCATAAGTTGTTCATAACTTTCTATAGCCTTTTTGGCTATGTCATTCATTTCACCTTCGTGATCTTCTAAACCTTTGATTTCTTTAAAAGCGGCATTTATTTTTTCACTAACACTTAATGCGTTCTGAGTTTCTTCTATCTCTGCTTCTGTCTCCACAATAGTGGCTTCGGTTTTTGTAACCTCTTCAATAGGGGGTAGATTAAACTCTTCTTCTAGTTTTTTAGTCATATCAGTATTTATTACTTGCGTTTACGAGCTACTCGTTGTTTAGGCTTACGTGATTTGTTATTCCTAAAAATTTGATCTTCATTTATGACTTTAAAACGTATGCCTTTGCGTTTACACCATTCTTGTGCCGCAACCCATTTAGCGGCATTTACGGCGGTTTGAATTGCGTCTCCTTTGCTTCTTGCGTTTCTAAGAGTAGTTTGAGTGCTAGGTTTAATCTCTATAAGTTCTACATGATTATGCCCGTCTCGATCTGTATATTGTATCATAAAGTCAGGAACATAATTATGATATTTTCCGTCTAAAGGACTTCTATATGGTATTTTGACATTTTCACTTGCCCATTTAGTGATGTTAGGGTGTGCATCACACATTCTCATAAATGCTAGTTCCCAACTACTTCTGTAAGTAGGCTCCTTAGAACCAACGTATTTTGCACTTTCCTGGACTAGGTATTTGCCTTGCATAAATTTTTTCATAATTTATGCCTTTATTAATTTACTAACTGTGCTCTTAGAATTTTTTAATGGTACAACTAAATTTACTCTGTTGCCTACAGGCCTTAATGCATTTATGGCATCATAGGCATCTTTAGTTATCTTAAGGGTATTTGTTGAAAGTTCAAAAAACTCAAAAGGATGAATACCTTGTTGCTCTGAAACTTTTAATAATACAAAACTTAAAGCATTTGCATTTGCATCTGAAAAACCTGAACTTTTTAGTCTTAATTTAATTTGTTCTAATAATGGACCATTAATTCTTTCTTCTACATCTTCAGGATTTAAATTGCCTAAAATTTCTGCAGATGCTTGAGGCAATGGGAAATCAACTGTAGAGTTTTCTAAAAATATAGTTAGTACTTCATTTAATACTTTATATTCTTTGCTATTACCAAATGTTTCATATAAATTTTGACTACTCATTATGTACCTCCGTCACCTTCACCGTCACTTCCTGTATCAGGTCTCCAACCTAATCCTGTAGCCGCACTATTAATTCCGTCTGTAATAGCACCACCAATGTCATATTGAAAGTTTGCATCAGGACCAAATATAGTATCATCATTTGGATTTGTGATACCTTGAACTACCTCATTTGTTATACCACCTAACAAAGCATCTTTTACATCAGTACCGTGTATTGCGGCACTTAAACCTTTGTCTAAAATTCTTCCAAAAGGATTGTCATCTAAAAAGTCACCAATACTATCTAAAAATGATCCTGGTCCACCATCTTGAGTTTCGTATTCTTTACTGTAATATTTTTGTACTTCTGGTTTTACAGGGTCTTCCTCTCCAAATTGAGTAAATACTTGGCTTGCCCTTTTTCTTTCCATTATAGGTTCTATACTGGTAGATTTTTCAAGTGCTACTGGAGGTTTTGCATTTCTAGAGCCTGGAAGTTTTACACCTTCCATTCTTTCAAATCTGGCCAAATCAGCATCACCTAAATTAAAGTTTAATTCATCAACTACTGTAAAGTATTCATATTGAAGACTTAAATTAAAATCTTTAAATCCACTATCTGAATAATCTATATCACCAAAATTTATTGTAGTAATTACTGGATTTACTAATGTATATTGTACACCTTTATTTCCATGGTATAGAATGATATCTATTCTTTCAAAAAAGTTTTTGTGGTAACTTGGAGAATATCCAAAAGCATCACTGTCATATCCTTTTTTGCTACTGTCTTGACCATGTTTAGTTTCACTATTATATGCTATTAGACTATCTTGATTTAATTCAAAATCTAAATCTCTTTTATTTTCTATAGAAGATCCTGAGGTCATTTTGCCTGTAGAATCTCTAAAATTATAAGTAAAATATTTCATTAACATTGTAAGCCATTCATTTTGAATAGTATCAAACAATGTTAAATTTATAGGAGCATATTCCCTACCAGTTGTAATTATACGTTTTTTATTATAAGAATTTTTTATTTCTGTATTTATAGTTACTTCAGGTAATTGAGCTGTTCTAATTAATGAACTTAGTCTAGTTCTTAAATTTAAACTATCCTCTAATCCTAAAAAGGAACTCAGAAGAGCTCTGTTAGGCACAAAATTTATATACCCTTGGAACTTTTGTCGCGGTGGAGCGACATCTGGTCTGAAATGATAGGCGTTGCGAAAGTCCTTTGCATAGAACTTTCGCCCGCCACCGAATTTAAGAAACTGCATTAAGCACTCCTACTGGGCTTACCCTAGTGTAGTATTGCCTATACCTACTGTTTCTGGGAATGGATCTCCGCCAACTATTCTTCCGTTCACATCGTTGTCGCCTTCGAAGTGTACTGCGTTATCGTATCTAATAGTCATAATGACTTGTACTGGATCACTTGCCGCATAATCGGAATCACTATAGTCAACCTGTGTTAAAAAACAACCTTCAAGGAACCAAACTTCACTAGCACCGGCATTTACACCGTCTAATACTTCTATTTGACAATCAAATTTGTAGTCACTACCTGAAGCAGGTGCTGATTGTTGGAAATGGTTTAATTGTCTTTGAACCTGTGCTCCAACAAGTTTAGTTACTTGGTTTTGGATATCGTCCCTAACAGTTAAAGTAATTTGTTCCCATGAATGTTTGCCTTGAACATAAACTCTTGAGTTGTAACTATCAATTATTTGCTCTTCATAACTGATTTTTGGCCTTGTAACGTTCTGAACGTTCTGTGTTAAAACTTTTGTTTCAGCACTATCACCAAAATTGCTCAGTAAACTCACACGGAATCTATATTTAAGTTTGGGCATTAATACCCCAGAACCAGTATTACCGGTTAAGGGTACACCAAATTTACTTTTGGTTTCTGTTGTTGCACTATCTACTGCCATGTTGTTCTCCTAGAACTAATTATATATTAAAGTTATTACTTTAATTATACGAATATTTATCTGATCTTGATAAAATAAATTAACTATAGTTTTAATAGATACCCATAAAAAAGGGCGGAAAAACCGCCCTTTTATAGTTAAATTACTAGATTAACCAGTTTGTCCCAAAGTATTTTGGATTCTGATAGGTATGTAAATGAATTCAACT